GGGCGGCAGCGCATTATGTGCGTAACTCTGTGTTTTTTTTGAGCTTTGCCGGTTCTTGTTCGGGTTATGGATCAACAGGCGCAAATGAGCGACGAGCATGAAATCGAGGTGTCGGAAGGCGGCAAGCGGATCGTCAACATGGTCGAGCTCGCCTATGTGCTCGACAAATCGACCAAGGCGCTCAACGAGGAGATCCGCAACGACCCGGACTTTCCGGTGCTCGAGCGGGGATCTCATGGGGTTCCGTACCGGTTCGATCTCGACGCCGTCATACTGCATCGCCAGGAGAAGAGCCGGCAGAAAGACGAGGCCGACCACGCCAGGCGCGAGGAGCTTCGCCAGTGGCAACTCGATCTCTATGGCGCGTCGCCCGCGGCCGACAAGGGTGTCACGCCGCGAGAGCGAATCGCCTTGGCCGACGCCGTCACGAAAGAGGATTACAACCGCAAGATCCGCGACGAGCTCCTCGAGAAATGGCGGGTGGCCGAGAAGCTCCGCAAGGCCTTCGGCCGCATGCAACGCGGCTTTCGCCAGATCGCGCCGGAATTCGCCCGCGAGCTCGGCCTCGAGCGTGCGCAACGGATCGCGCTCGACGGCATGATTCGCGAGACCGTCAACAAGACGATCGACGAGGTGCAAGAGCTCTTGCGCAGCGACGAGGACGAGGACAACAATGCCAGTGCAAGCGCAGCATAAGCCGACGCCGGCGCGTTTCGCCAATGCCGGCCTGGTCATTGCCGATGCTCTCGAGGCCGCGCGTATCCCTGAAAATATGGCGGTGTCGGCCGCGGCCGAAAAGTACCTCGTGCTCGACAACCCCGGCGGCGGCTACTCGGGGCCGATGACCTTCAAGCGCACCGAGTTCCTCCGCCGGCCGATGGATTGCCTACACGTCGACGCCGGCTATTCGACCGTTGTCGTCATGGGTCCGGCGCAGACCTTTAAAAGCACGATCGGCAACGGGTGGTTTGTCCACACCATCAAGTGCGACCCGGCCGATACGATCATGGTCATGCCGGACAAGGACACGCTCGGCGACTACGTCGCGACGCAAATCAACAAGATGATCGAGCTTTCGGACGCGCTAAAGGCGCGCATGTTGCCGACCAACAACGTGCACCGCAAAGAGTTCCTCGACTGCACTTTCTTTTTCAAGTGGCCGGTCAAGTCGCAGCTTCGCGCGCGGCCGTTGCCGCGCTATCGCGTCGACGACTACGACGCCTTCGAAATGGATATCGGCGGCGAGGGCAACGTGATCACCTTGCTCACCGGCCGCCAGGCGACCTTCGAGGGATACGACGTTGGCTATGTGAACTCGTCGCCGGCGCTCGGCGCCTTGCTCGGAATCGAGGGCCTGGTCGCGCGGGGCACCGACGAGCATTGGTATGTCGATTGCCTCTATTGTCTCGATCCCTTCGATCTCTGCGCGATCTCGGTCCTCGAGTACGACAAGACCGGCACGGCGCAGGACGCACGCGAGAGCGCCCGCGTCGTCTGTCCCGAATGCGGCGGCGCGCATGACCAGGGCCAGAAATCGGCCTTGATGCAAAGCGGCCGTTGGGTCGGTCATGGCGAGCGCGCGATCTCGGGCGGCAAGGACGGCGAGCTCCTGCCGAACCGGATCGCCTCGTTTCGCTTTGACGGCAAGATGGGCGCCCGCTCCTGGCCGGCAATCGCCGAGGCGACCAGGGGCGCCGAGATCACTTTCGAGCGCTCGCAAGACGAGACCGAGCTCAAGACCGTCGTCAACACCTGGCACGGCCACAACTTCAAATCCCGGCGCGACGATCTGCCGCCGATCGATCTCGAGATCTTGACGGCGCGCGCCGCGGCCGGGACCTGGAAACTCGGCCAGGTGCCGCCCGGCGTCGTCTGTCTCACCCTGGCGGTCGACGTGCAAGGCGCGGCTTTCGAGCTCCTCGCCCGCGGGTGGTTCATTGGCGGCGAGAGCGCGATCGTCGACCGCTACCCGATCGTGGCGCTCGACGACGGCATGACCAGGATCTCACCGGGCACCCGGCCGGAACATTGGCAAGTGCTCCTCGCGCATGGCCTTTGGCGCCGTTGGCCGATGGCCGAGAATCCCGAGATCACGATCGGCGTGCTCAACATGGCGGTCGATACGGGCGGCATCGATAACACGACGGCGAATGCTTACGACTGGTATGCCAGCGCGTTGCACCAAGGGGTGCCCGACACCTCGATCACCCTGATCAAGGGCGGCAACGATCCCAAGGCCAAGCTCCTGCCGCCGGCGACGACGGAAACCAAGACCAGCAAGGCGACGGGGACCGGCCTCAATATCGAGCTTTTCGTGCCCAACGTGCACCGGTTCAAGGATATCACCGACATTCGCTTGCGCCGGCCGGACCGCGGGCCCGGATATATCGGCCTGCCGAGCGACATGCCGAAGGCGTACCTGGAGGAGCTCGTCGCCGAGGAAAAGGTCAACGGCCTGTGGGTCCGCAAGGAGCACACCGCTAACGAGACCTGGGATCTCCTGAATTACAGCGATATCGCCTTGCGCCGCGTGTTCGGCAACGATCTCACCTTCGCCGAGCTGCCCGATTGGGCCAGGCCGCAAGCGATCGGCAAGCCGGCGCCGGCGCCGCCCGCGGGCGACGAGACGCGCGACCAGGCAGCCGACCAGCCGGCGCGGCCGCGGCCGCCGGCGCGCCGCGCCACCCTGCGGCAAATGAGGCTCGGCTAATGGGGCGGCCTCGTATCCTCGGGCCGCATAGCTTCCGGCCTCTCACCTTGCCGAATCCCAGCCTCGCGGAGCTCGTGCCCGAGGCCTGGCCGACGAGGTCGGAGCTCCTCGAGGCCTTCGACCGGCCGGCCGAGCTCCTCGAGCGCGCGAGCCACGAGCTCGAGCACACCGGCTCGATCGCCGTGCGGCTCGGCGACGAGATCGACGAACCGCAACATTGAGGTTTCGCAGATGGCAGGCATGACACGCGCCGAGGCCGAGGCCGGCCTCGCGGCGGCACAAGAGGCCTTGCTCGAGGGGCAAAAGGTCAAGGCCTTCGGCGTCGCCGATCGGCAGTACCAGGCGCAAAACCTCGCCGAGCTCCGGGCAACGGTCGACTGGTGGCAAGACCAGGTCGAGCGGCTCACGCCGGGCGCCGGGTCTACCCTTCAACAGGGAGTGCCGAGAGCATGAAACAAGGCGACCCCAAGGCGGCGCCGGCGCGCGGCAACGTGGTCGATCGCGTGGTCGGCTACTTCTCGCCGAAGCACGGTCAACAGCGCGTGCTCGATAGGGCGGTGCTCGATCAGATGACGGCGCTCGGCGGCTACATTGGCGGCGATATGGGGCGCCGGGCAACGCGCACCTGGCGCGTCACCCGCGGCGACGCCAATGCCGACACCTTGCCGACGCTTCACGAGCAACGCTATCGCTCGCGGGATCTCTCGCGCAACGCGCCGGTCGCCCGCGGCGTGATCGACCGCGCGACGACATTCTCGGTCGGGACCGGCTTGCGGTGCCTGCCCGAGATCGATCGGGAATTTCTGCGGCTCACCGATGACCAGGCCGACGAGATCGAGGCCGAGCTCACGCGGGAATTCAACCTTTGGGCCGAGTCGCCGCTCTCGGACGCGAGCGAGCGCCAGACCTTCGGCGAATACGTCGGCCTCGCGGTCGCCTCGGCGCTCGAGTCCGGCGATTGCTTCAACGTGATCGTGCCGATCGAGCAAGCAGCCGCGCGCCGCGACTGGCCTTGGCAAACCTCGGTGCAGATGTTCGAGGCCGACCAGGTCGGCACGCCGAGCGGCGTCACCGACGGCGCGCCGATCCCCGACGGCAAGGACGGCGCCGGCAACCGGATTTTCGCCGGCGTCGAGGTGAACGCGCGAAACGCGCCGCGGGCGGCGCACATCTACGAGCAGCATCCCGGCCGGCTTCTCGGCACGACCGGCGGCCGCGAGGCCGAGCGGATCATGTGGCATACGAGCGACGGCCGCCCGCAGGTCTTGCAACTCGCGCCGTTGACCAGGCCCGGCCAGGTGCGCGGGGTCCCCATGCTCTCGCCGGTGATCGAGCCGTTGCACCAACTCACGACCTGGTCGCGCGCCGAGCTCTTCGCGGCGGTGATCGGCGCCATGGTGACGATCGTGCACAAGACGCAAAGCGGCAAGGGCATGAAAGCGAGCGATCCGAACTTGCAAGACGCCTATGCCAGCGACGAGGCCGAGGAGATCGTCTTGCAACCGGGCGGGTTGCTCAACCTCAAGGTCGACGACGATTTCGACGTGCCGGCGACCGGGCGGCCGAATGCGCAATACGACCCGTTCTTCATGGCTTGCGTGCGCGAGATCGGCGCCGCGACCGGTATCCCGAGCGAGGTGTTGCTCGGCCATTTCACGGCCAGCTATTCGGCCTCGAGGGCGGCGCTCGAGCAAGCGCAGCACTTCTTCCGGCGGGTCCGGCAATGGGTCATCGTGCGGCTTTGCGCGCCGGTGCGCGAGGCCGTGCTCGCGGAATCGATCGCGGCCGGTCGGATCTCGGCGCCCGGCTTCTTTTCCGATCCGGCGATCAAGGCGGCCTGGCTCGGCGCGATCTGGATCGGGCCGGCGCGGATCTCGATCCGGCCGGATCAGGAATACAAGGCGGCCGAGATCGCCGAGGATCGCGGTTGGAAAACCGCGCACATGAACGCCGCCGAGCTCACCGGCGCCGACTGGTCGCGCACGATCGAGCAACGCGGCCGCGAGCGGCGCCAGAAAGAAAAGGCGGGTTTCCTGCCGCCGGCGCCGGCGCCGGGGAGCGCGCCGCCCAAGGCGCCCGACGAGGAGCCGCCCGACGAGGAGCCGCCCGACGAGGAGCCGCCCGACGGCAACGACACCGAGGAAGGGGATCGCGAAACATGAGCACATCGATCTTTGAAATCGCGCTCGCCGAGCTTTGGGCGATCGACCGGGCGGCCGACGAAAACGGGCGCGAATTCGCCAAGCTGCGCCAGATCCTCGAGATCGCCGCCCGCGAGCACTCGGCCGACGAGCTCGAGACGCTTCAATTCCGACGCTCGGCGCCGCTCTCGCGCACCGAGGACGCGCGCGAGCGCGACGGCGTGGCGATCCTCGAGATCCTCGGGCCGACCTTCCCGCGCGCCAACCTGATGACGCGGATTTCCGGCGCGACCAGTCTCGAGACCGTCGGCCGCGACCTGGTCGCCGCGATCGAGGACCCGCGCATAACCGGGGTGATCCTCGATATCGATTCGCCGGGCGGCGCCATGAAAGGGACCAACGCGCTCGCAAAGCAGATCGGCCAATTGCGCGACCAGGTCGACAAGCCGATCGTCGCCTTTGCCGCCGGCGACGCGGCGAGCGCCGCCTATTGGGTCGGCTCGGCCGTCGGCCGCGATCGCCTCTTTGCCGACGAGACGGCGCAACTCGGGTCGATCGGCGTCGTGCTGGCGACCCTGGATACGCGCAAGCGGGACGCCGCCCGCGGCGTGCAAGAGATCACTTTCGTCTCGTCGCAATCCCCCTTGAAGCGGGTCGACCCGACGACGGAAGCCGGCGCGGCCGTGCTGCAACGGAAGGTCGACGACGCGGCGACGGTCTTTATCGAGGCGGTCGCCGGGAATCGGGGCGTGAGCGCCGAGCTCGTCGCGCAAGATTTCGGCCAGGGCGACACCATGCTCGGCCGTGCCGCCGTCGGCGCCGACATGGCCGACGGCGTGAGCTCTTTCGAGGAGCTCCTCGCCGCTCTAGCCGGCGGCGAATTCGGGGGACCGGCCAACCGCGGGCGGTCCGTTTTCATTCCACAACAACGGGAGTTGGACACGATGGCAGTCAAGACGGCGGCCGACCTGGTCGCGACATACCCCGCGCTCGCCGGCGAAATCAAGGCCGAGGGCCGGGCGGAAGGCCTCGAGGAGGGCAAAAAGGCCGGCCTCGAGGAGGGCAAGAAAGCCGGCCTCGAGGAAGGGCAAAAGATCGAGGCGGCCGAGGCCGACGCCAAGATCGAGGCGGCGCTCACGGCCGAGCGCGCGCGGATCGCCGCGCTCACCAAGGCCACGCCGAAGGGTTACGAGGACAAGCTCGAGGCGGCGATCGCCGCGGGCACCTCGCCGGGCGATCTCGCGCTCGAGATCCTCGAGGCGCAAAAGACGGCCGGCAAGGGTCATTTCGAGCAACTCGGCAAGGATCGCCAGGCGCTCGGCAAGCTGCCGGCCAACACGGCGAGCGACGACGCCGGCGCCAAGCGTGCCGACCAGGGCGACGGCCAGGGCGGCGGCCGGGCCAAGACGCGCGCCGAGGTCGAGGTCGAGGCCTCGGCCTTGGCCGAAAAGGCGAGGGCCAAGGTCGACGCCGCCAAGGCGGCCGGCCGCACGCTCACCGTGTCGCAGGCCATGGCACAGGTCAAAGCCGACCAGGCCGCGGCCTAGTCCCCGCGCACAGACTCAAACAAGGGAAACGGAAACATGGCAAATCCGAAACTCGTCAAAGCCTATAACGCCGAGGGGGCGATCGGCGATCACCTGATCGTCATCCCCGGCGCCGCCGATGGCGGTGTCGCACAGGCAACGGCCGTTACCGAGGCCTTGCTCGGCGTGACCGACGCGCCGAAGGGTGTCGCCGACACCGAGCGCGTTACCGTCGTGCACGACGGGATCGCCGACGTGGTCTATGGCGGCACCGTCGCCGCCGGCGACTTCCTCACAACCGACGCCAGCGGTCGCGCGATCGCCTCGGCGCCGGGCGCCGGCACCAATCACAACGTGATCGGGCGCGCCGTCGTCGCCGGCGTCGTCGGCGATCTCGGCAAGGTGCACCTCTCGATCGGCCGAATCCAAGGCTGACCGGGCGAGCTCACAACAGAAAGCGAGGGCTTTAGAAAATGGTTATGGGACCCAACACACCCGATCCGGCCTTGACCGGTATCGCCATGGCATACACCAACGAGGCAATGGTCGCCGACGAGGTGTTGCCGCGCCTCTTGCCGCTCGGTAAGCAGGAGTTCAAGTGGAACCTCTGGGATCTCGGGAATCGCTTCACGATCCCCGATACCAAGATCGCCCGCAAGGCCGAGGCGACAGAGGTCGAATTCGCCTCGACCGAGCAAACCGATTCCACGCTCGACTACGGCCTCGACGACGCCGTGCCGATCGAGGATATCGACAACGCGCCGCCGGGCGTCGACCCCGAGGGCAACGCCGTCGAGAACTTGACCGACCTGGTCATGCTCGACCGCGAGCAACGCGTCGCGAATACGGTATTTGCTCTCGCCACCTATCCGGCGGCCAACCGCAAGACGATTACCGGCACCGACCAGTGGAACGACAAGACCAACAGCGACCCGATCAACGAGATCGGCGTCGCGCTCGACGTGCCGATCATGCGGCCGAATATCGGCGTGATCGGCCGGGTCGCCTGGACGCAACTCCGCTCTCACCCGAAGATCTTGCAGGCGGTCAACGCGATCGGCGGCGATACGGCCGGCATGGCCACGCGGGCGGCCGTGGCCGAGCTCCTCGAGCTCGAGGAGCTTATCGTCGGGGCGGCTTGGGTCAACACGGCCAAGCCGGGACAAACGCCGACGGTCGCGCGGTTGTGGGGCAAGCACATGGCCTTGCTGCACCGCAATCGCCTCGTCACCACGCCGGGCGCCAACCGGATTACCTTCGGTTTCACCGCGCAATACCGCACGCGGGTCGCCTGGCGCCGCGAGGCGCCCAAGCGGGGCCTCTACGGCTCGATCGAGGTGCGCAGCGGCGAGAGCGTCAAAGAGGTGATCGCGGCTAACGACGTGGCCTATTTCCTTCAAAACGTGGTCGCCTAGTAGGCGAGCGCGCAACCGCAAGGGAGAAATTGACCATGGCCAAGAAAGCTGAAAGTACCCGCGGCTTCGTGTGCACCGGCAACGTCAAGTGCAACGGCAAGGACTATTCCGACGGCAGTCCGATCGAGCTCACGCATGCGCAATGGCTCGAGCTCGGGCCGGCGGGCGCCGGCGTCGTTGCCCACCCCGACGACTACAAGCCGGTCGAGCTGCCGGCGGCCGCGTTGAGCGGTCAACGCCTCGTCGACAAGATCGCCGGGGCGCTCGCGCAACTCGATCCCGAGGACGATTTCACCCGCTCGGGAAAGCCGATCGTCGCCTCGGTCGAGGCGGCGCTCGGTTTCAGGATCGGCGCGGCCGATCTCGATCTCGCCTTCGCACAGGCCGCCGAGCGCGACCCGGATCTCTTCGGCGGCCCGACCGCGCCGGCCGAAGAGGGGGCCGAGGGGGCGGGGTCCGAAGCGGCCTAGCATCAGGTCACAGGCGCGGCGAATACAAGCCGCATGAGGCGCCAGGTCGCCGGCTGGATCGTGCCGGCCGGGTCAACGACCTGGCGCCGTCCATTCGAGGAGTCACAGTCAAATGCGAATTAAGCGTGTTCACAATTGGGTGGCGCCGCGCAGCGAATGGCGGCGCCGGCCGCCGGGCGGGCCGCCGATCATCAATCGCTCGACCGGCTTGGCGACCGAGATCGAGCCGCCGGTGCCCTATGTCGAGGTCGAGAGTCTGCCCGAACGGCAGCACTTCTCGCCGAAAGTCCTTCAAAAGGGGATCGTCGAGGGCTGGCTCGAGGTCGATACCGAGGCCGGCGAGATCCGGCTCAAGACCGATAAAGGGCTCGTCGTGTTCACGGTCCTGCGCAATCCGGGCCGGTATTGCCTGCATTGCGGCGACAAGCTGGCCGACGACGACAACGAGATCTTTCCCGGCCGTCGGGCGCGCGAACACGTCGCCGCCGAGCACGCCGGCATAGACTCGCCGGACGCCGAAAACCCGAGCGGCTACAGCAAGGCGAATTACTACCTCGCCGAGCTGCGCGACGGCGCGGGAGGGTCCGGCCATGACTGATTTCGTTTTCAACATCGCAAAGGGCCGGGTCGCCGAATTCTATTGGCGGGTCGACAACAACGACCCGGCGAATGCGGCCTTGATCGTGATCGTCTATGCCTCGACGGCGACCGACGCCACGCTGCGCGACCTCGATACGATCTCGGCCGTCGAGACCGACGCCAACACCGCAGAGGTCACGAATACCGGCTACGCGCGCAAGACCTTGACCGATACCGAGCTTGTCGCCTTCGCGCCCGACGACACGAATGATCGGGTCGATCTCGACATTCCCGATCAGACCTGGACCGGCGTCGCGGCCGGCGACAACTGGACCGATCTCACGGTCGCCTACGACAACGACACGACGGGCGGCACCGACGCGAACATCGTGCCGTGTACCTGGCACGACTTCGTGATCTCGCCGAACGGCGGGGATATCACCGCGCAGATCGACGCGGCGGGATTCTTCCGGGCGAGCTGAAGCAACGGGCGCCGCCGGCGCGACCGGGCGCCGGCGGCCGAAAAGAGGAGGACCGGGATCATGGTTGAATGTGTAGTCGTCGAGCGCCTGCGGCCGAATATGGGGCGCAATCAAAACAAGACCTATGTCAACGTGGTGGTCGACGCGCGGCAGTTTTCGATCGGCACCACGCTCGCCGATTGGCTCGCCGCCAATCCGGGGCACCCTTGGAACGATCTAGGGTTCAACGAATTCGTCGTCGAGGTCACGCTGGCGGAGTACAACGATTTCATCGCGATCGGCGACGATCCGCCGGTCAACCCCTTGTTTCACGGCCCGCTCGCCAACGTGCTCAACGAGCCGCGGTGGCAACAGCAAAACGAGGGGTCCGGCAGCGTCAAGGCGCTCGGCAGCTTCGCCGATCCCGAAAGCGCCTTGAGCGCCTTTACCGTCGACGTCCCCTTGCCCGACGATCGCTGGATCGTGCGCGTCTACACGGCTTCGGATCGCACCGGGCAGGTGAGCGCGGAGGAATTCGACGAGGGCGCCGCCGGCGCCACGGTCGAGCGGTTTATCGGCCTGTTCAATTCCGACGATACGGAGAACACGACCAACGCCGGCAATCAACGCACCGAGATCGGCGGCAAGCTGATCGACTTCGATTTCGGCAGCTCTGACGGCTTGCCCGGCGGCGTCGCGCGTCTACAGCTTGCGATCGACAGGGCGGGGCGCGGCGATTTCTTCTCGAACCATCGATACCGTGTTTTGACCTTGACTGGGGAAGATTACTCCTGGGCGGTCTTCGGAAAGAAGATCGAGGTCAACGTCGAGTGATCGCGACGGACTGATCGAGAGACAAGAGAAAAGAGACGCTCGAGATGGTCGCACCGAACATCAAAAACGCCGGCGCCGCGTTCACGCACAACTCGGCCGGCACCGCGACGAGCCTCACCTTGACCAAGCCGACCGGGGCCAATGCGCCCGCGGTCGGCGATCTCTTGATCATCCATGTCCAGAACGACGACAACTCGAATACCGCGCAGTGGGATAACACGACAAACAAGCCGAGCGGTTTCGAGCTGATACACGAGGACGGCAACTCTCAGCAAGATTGCCACTTTGCGACTTTCCGGCGGATCGCCGACGGCACCGAGGGCGCGACGATCGCCGTGCCGGCGGCCTCGGCCGACGATTACCAGGGCTGGTATATCGTCGTCGAGAACGCCGACGAAACGACGCCGGTCGACGTGCTCGGCGCGCTCGATGCCGGCTTCGGTACGAGCTATTCCGCGCTATCGCTCACGACCACGCAAGACGATTGTTTGGTTCTCTACTTCAACGCTTTCGACGGCGGCGACGGCAACCCCTTCTCGATATCCGGCACCGGGTGGTCGGAGAGCGACGACCAGAATCACGGCACCGGCAGCAACTCGATCGGCGGGTCCTGGGGCACGAAGACACAAGCGACGGCCGGGGTGAGCGGCAACGCGACGATCGGGGCGAGTGTCAACGACGGTCACTTGACCAGACAGATCGCGATCGCGCCGGCGGCGAGCGGGGCGGGCGTCACGGTTAACCAAGCGACCGAGACGGATACCGCTCAACCGGTAACGGCCTCGGCGGGCGCCGTCTCGCTCGCGCTCGGCCAAGCGCTCGAGACGGACCTCGCGCAGCCGATCACGGTCTCGGCCGTCGTCACCCTGCCGCTCGGCCAGGCGCTCGAGACGGACCTCGCGCAGCCGGTGACGCCGGCGGCCGGCCAGGTCGCGGTTATCGGCCAGGCGCTCGAGACGGACCTCGCGCAGCCGATCACGGTCTCGGCCGTCGTCACCCTGGCGCTC